CTGTTCATCTTGTTAATGATGAATTACCAACTAAAACATTAAGACTAAATCCTATAACAACAATTACAGGTACTTTAAATGAAGGATTAGATGATAGTGAAACTGAAATTGATGTAGTTAGTACAAAACAATTTCCTACTTCAGGAACAATATTGATTGATTCTGAACAAATGACATATACAGGAAAAACTGCAACTTCATTGACCGGCGTCACTCGTGGTGCAAATTCTACAACAGCGGCCACTCATACTAGTGGTGCAACAATAGGTACTACTGCATTAAGAGTAGCTCATAGAAATCATGGTATGCATGGTACATCAAACAATGTAACAATTGCTGGTGTCGCTTCTGGTACTTACAATGGTGTTGCTTCAACAAATATCAATGGCACATATACATCTATCTCAGATATTAAAATGCATAGTTATGTAATTACAGCACAGAACTCTGATTTTGCTACTGCATTAGGTGATGTTGGTGGTGCTACTGTTACTGCAACAAGAAACATTTTATATGATGTAATTCAACCCGTTGCAGGTGTTATTCAACCACCAAATACAACGATTGGCTCTACATTAAGAGCAACAACTGGTAAAACACTAGAAGGCTCTGAAACAGAATTTACTTTAACAACTGCTTCTGATAAAGTGGCAGTAGAATTAAATGAAGATTATTACTTCACAGGACCTAGACTTGTTGCTTCTGCAATTAATGAAACTAACGAGATGTCTGGTGGTAAATCTTTAAATCTAGATATTACATTAAACTCAACATCAGGCAATTTATCTCCTGTTGTCGATACAAGTAGATTAAGTACTCACTTAATACGAAATCATTTATATAATCCTGTTTCAGGAACTACACCAGATTTTGTTGCTGATACTGCAAAAAGTGGTGGTAGTTCTTCTGCGAAATATGTAACAAGACCAGTTAAATTAATTAACGACTCAACTGCATTAGATATTCGAATATCTGCTTATGTTCCTTCAACTTCAGAAGTTGAAATGTACTTTAGAACAACCGCAGCTGATGATGCTAGAAACATAAAAGAATTAGTGTGGACACCATTTAATGATGATGGTTCTCCCGATACGGCTGTTACTCCATCAGACGATAATATAACATTTAAAGAACACAAATATAGCGTGAGTGAGTTACCTACGTTCACATCTTTCCAATTAAAAGTAGTTCTAAAGGGTACAGTTAGTTCTTATCCTCCTAGAGTGAAAGATTTACGAGGAATTGCTCTGGCAGTTTAATTTTATGAGTAGAGATATCGCAAAGGTCGAAGGCCACACAAACTTAGTTAGAGATTTAAAATCTCAAGCAATCATTAATACTGATTCAGATGCCTATGCAAAGTATATGGCAAGAAAAGCAAAACAAAAAGAAAAAGATGATGAAGTAAGAAAAGTAATTCGTGAAGTAAATGAATTAAGAAATGAAATGAAAGAAATAAAAAACTTACTAGTAGGTATGTCAAATGGCAGATAGAAGTATATCAGCGGGTGATACATTAAATAAATTTAGATTTGAATTTAATGGTACTGCTGAAGATATAGGAGATATTTCAGGTATCACAGGCGCAAGTGGTATTATTGCAAGTGCAACAGATGTTGTTGAAGCAATTGTATTATTGAATCCTGACTTAACAACTATATCAACTGACAGTCATATTTTTACTAGTGACGGTTTAGTTTTTGAAGGTGCTACAGATGATGGATTTGAAACATCTCTTGTTGTAACTGACCCAACAGCAGATAGAACATTTACTTTACCAGATGCTAGTGGTGAAATGGCAGTAATAACAGCATCTCAAACATATACAAATAAAACAATAACAACACCTACAATAACAAGTGCTGTTTTAAATACAGGTGCAAGTGGTACTGCCGTATTAGACGAAGATACTTTTTCATCTAATTCTGCTACAAAGGCTGCAACACAACAAAGTATTAAGGCATACGTTGATACTAATTTAACTGCCCAAGATTTAGATATTGCACCAGATAGTGGTACAGAACAAAGTATAGATTTAGATAGTGAAACATTAACCCTTGCAGGTGGTACAGGAATAGATTCAAGTGCTACAAGTAATACAGCAACTTTTACTGTTGATTCAACTGTAACAACTTTAGCAGGAACACAAACACTAACAAATAAAACTTTAACATCTCCCACATTAACTAGTGCTGTTTTAAATACAGCAATAAGTGGAACTGCTTTTCTTGATGAAGATGATTTAGATTCTAATAGTGCAACAAAATTGGCTTCACAACAAAGTATTAAGGCGTATGTTGATGCTCAGACAACTGCTCAAGATTTAGATTTTGCAGCCGATAGTGGTGGGGCATTAAATATTGATTTAGATAGTGAAGTATTAACTGTTTCAGGAGGCACAGGACTAGATTCAAGTGCTACAGGTAATACGTTGACAGTTGCCGTTGATTCGACTATTGCAATAACAACAGCGTCACAAACATTAACAAATAAAACATTTACAGAACCAGTCGTTAGTAATTTCACATTATCATCTGGTACTGTAAGTGGATTAAACGTAGGTGAAAGAATTATAATTGAAGGTTCTACATCAAATGATTTTGAGACATCTTTAGATTGTGAAGAACCTACACAAGACAATGTAATCACAATACCAGATACAGATATGACATTAGCAACAACAGCAACCCATGTAACTAAGGGCAAGTCAATTTCACTTGCGATAGCATTAGGGTCCTCTGGAGCTGCACATTCTGGAACAGGTATTTAGGATAGGATAAATAGTAGTATGGCAGATAGAACCGTAGCAGTAACAGATACACTAGAAACTTTTAGACAGACTTATAATCTGACAGCGGCTGATGTTGGAGATATTTCGAGCCTAACAAGTGCAAGTGGCACAATTGCTTCATCTTCAGATATTGTAGAAGCTGTCGTTGCAAAGAATACAGAAATCGCTGCTCTGAAAGCAGGTACTTCAATATTCGAAACTAAAATAGTTTTTGAAGGCGATACAGATGATGCACACGAAACAACAATACAAGTAGCTGACCCAACTGCTGATAGAACAATTACTTTTCCAGATGCGTCTGGTACTGTTTCTGTAGTAGATGCAACTGAAACTCTTACAAATAAAACTTTAACTGCACCAGTTATTACAAGTGGTGTTTTTAATACTGCTTTTTCAGGTACTGCATTTTTAGATGAAGACGGTATGGATTCTAATAGTGCAACAAAGTTAGCATCTCAACAATCAATCAAAGCATATGTTGATGCTCAAATTACTGCTCAAGATTTAGATGTAACTTCAGATAGTGGCACGATTGCAATTGACCTTGATAGTGAAACATTGACGATTGCTGGTGGAACAGGATTAGACAGTTCAGGTTCAGGCAACACAATAACACTTGCTATTGATTCAACTGTAACAACTCTAACAGGTTCTCAAACACTTACAAATAAAACTTTAACAAGTCCTGTAATTAATAGTGGTGTTTTAAATACTGCTCTTTCAGGAACTGCCTTTCTTGATGAAGATAATATGGCATCTAATTCTGCCACAAAAGCTGCTTCACAACAAAGTATTAAGGCATATGTTGATGCAACTATAACTGCTCAAGATTTAGACATTACAACTGATAGTGGAACTATTGCGATTGATTTAGATAGTGAGACACTAACCGTTGCTGGTGGTACTGGTATTGATAGTTCAGGCTCAAGTAATACAGTAACACTTGCACTTGATAGTACAGTTGTAACATTAGCAGGAACACAGACTTTGACAAATAAAACTTTGACAAGTCCAACTTTAAATTCACCTACTATTACAAGTTTAGTTGCTACTAACTTGCAATTAACAGACGCAAGTATCGTATTTGAAGGTGCAACTGCTGACGCACATGAGACAACTTTAACAGTTGTAGACCCAACAGCAGATAGAACTATTACAATACCAAATGAAACAGGAACACTAATCACTACGGCAGGTGCGGCCACAAATGCTTTTGCTATTGCTCAGGCAATTGCACTAGGTTAATTGTATAAATAGTAGTAAGAATAACAGATTAATTGTGAAATATAGTATAAATATAGGAAAAGGGAAAAAACATGGCTAACGATTTTAAAAGATTCTGTACACCAGACATAAGTCACACCAGTAATACAACGATTTACGCTGTACCTGCAGGATCATCTAGTTCTGCTTTAGAATCAATCGTTATCGGTCTTACTTGTGCGAATAAAACAACCAGCGAAAAGACCATCAGTATTTTTTTAGATAATGAAGATGGTTCAAATGATGTATTCATTGTGAAGAATGCTAAAATACCTGCAGGCGCTTCTTTAGAAGTAATGTCAGGAAATAAATTAGTATTACAAAATGATGGTTCAAACGGAGACAATTTAGAAGCTCTTGCTAGTGCTGGCAGTTCAATAGATATTACTGTCTCAGTTTTAGAAGATGTCTAAGTTATAAATAGTTAAATAAGAGGAATTAATTAATGGCATATATAGGTTTAACAAACATACTAACTAAAGTTGGCGGTCAAGAATTAACTTTAGATATAGATGAGGATACATCCCTTACCGCGGATTCGGATGACCAGATTGATGTCAGAATTGCTGGCGCTGATGACTTTCAATTCACAGCAAATACATTTAGTGTATTAACAGGAAGTAGTCAATCTTTTGCTGATAGTGCAAAAGGACTATTTGGTACTGGTGATGATTTAGAAATCTATCACGATGGCACTAATTCATACATTGCAAACAAAACAGGCGCTTTAAAAGTTGCAACCGAAACCTCTGGTATCGTTGTAACAATCGGACATACTACAAGTGAAACAACAATCGCTGATAACTTAACAGTTACAGGTAATGCAAGTATTGGTGGAAACTTAGATGTAACAGGTAGTTTCGATATGAGTGATGCTGATATTACAAATATTGGAAGTATTGCACTTGATTCCATTACAAATGATGGCACAGATATTACACTAGACTCATCAAACGATATCGTTATAGATGCTGCTGGTGGTAACGTAGAATTCAAAGACGCTGGTACTTTACAACTTACTTTAGACATGGACGGCACTTCAGGTGCTCAAGTCATTCAACTCGGTGTCGACTCAGACGACTTAGTATTTAATCAGTATGATGGTAACGAAGTAATGAGAATTGCTGATGATAGGGCAGTTTACTTCTTTGATAAAGGTGGAGAGAAAATATCTTCAGACGGAACAGATTTAACTATCAATGCTGGCGCCGACCTTAATCTAACAGCAGTAACAGATATTAACATACCTGCAAATGTTGGATTAACATTCGGTAATGATGCTGAGAAAATTGAAGGCGACGGAACAGATTTAACAATCGCTGGTAATAATATTAATCTTACTGCAACAGCAGATGTTGTAGTTCCTGCAAACGTAGGCGTAACATTTGGTACTGGTGAAAAGATTGAAGGCGATAATACAGACTTAACAATAACATCTGGCGCTAAAATCAACTTAACTGCTACAAGTGACGTTGTAGTTCCTGCAAACGTAGGAGTTACTTTCGGTACTGGCGAGAAAATAGAAGGCGACAACACAGATTTAACAGTAACATCTGGTGGCAAAATCAACTTAACTGCTACAAGTGACGTACACTTACCTAACAATGTAGGAATGGTGTTCGGTGATTCAGCAGAAAAAATTGAAGGAGATGGTACAGATTTAACAATCGCTGGTAATAATATTAAATTAACAGCGGCTACAGATGTTATTATTCCTACAAACGTAGGTTTACACTTTACAGATGCAAACGAAAAAATTGAATCAGATGGTTCAAAACTTACACTTACATCTGGAGGCACATCATTTGCTCTACCATCTTCAGACGGAAGTAGTGGAGAGGCATTAGTAACAAATGGTTCTGGTGTATTATCCTTTGCGGCTGCAGGCTCAAGTAATCCTGCAAGTGCTGACGGAGCTGCATTAGGTTCTGCTTCACTAGAGTGGTCAGATTTATTCTTGGCAGATGGCGGAACAATTCAGTTTGGTAACGACCAAGAAGTCAGATTAATTCATACTGCTGACACAGGATTAATATTAAAACATACTGCTACGGCAGACGATAAACCAATTTCATTAACATTACAAACAGGCGAAACAGATATCGCTGCTAATGATGTTATTGGTAAAATAGATTTCCAGGCACCAGATGAGGCAACAGGCACAGATGCAATACTTGTTGCTGCTGGTATTGAGGCAGTCTCAGAAGGAGACTTTAGTTCTTCTAACAATGCAACTAAATTAGTGTTCAAGACTGGTGCAAGTGAAGCCGCATCATCTAAAATGACATTAAGTTCTGCTGGTCTCTTGACTATTGCAGACGATTTAGTAATTAAAGATGGCGGTACAATAGGTGTTGCTTCAGATGCAGATTCTATAACAATTGCTTCAGACGGTGTAGTTACATTTAGTCAAGTGCCTGTATTACCAGACAATACAGTATCAACAGCAGACATTCAGGCAGACGCAATCACAGGTGCTAAAATTGCTGATAATGCAATCAATAGTGAACATTATACAGACGGTAGTATTGATACTGCCCACATAGGGGACACACAAGTTACATTGGCTAAAATTGCTGGTAGTGGAACAAGAAATAGTACTACATTTTTAAGAGGCGACGGAACATTCAATGCCGTTTCCGGTTTTGCTTCATCTGGTCACAACCACGACTGTGCATGTAACTGTAACTGTTAAAAGGATAAACAATGAATTTAAGAAAAAATACACAAACTGAACCGGCATATAACGGCGAAACAGTAACACTAAAAGATAAAGGTAGTGATGAATTTGAACTTACAATAGGTTCAAATACATATGCGTTTGATAAAGACCTTATTTTAGCAGACCATAAATCAAAAGAAACTATTACTACACATCATGCTATTTCTGTGTTGTCAGTTCATGATGACAATTATGGTGCAGCTGGTACATTAAAAGCTACAAACTTTTTTAAACATACACAACACAATAAGTCAAGTGTAGGGTCACTTAGAAATTTAATGAACATTAAACCTATAGTGTTTGTGTTTATACCTTATGTTGATAGTTCAACAGATGATTGGACATTAGTAGTAAACTCAAGTATTGCTACAAATGAAGGTAGTGCTCTTGCTACATTTAATGTAGATAATAACAGGTCGATTGGTGCGGCTGCCGGCGACTTACTACCAAGTATTTCAATGTCTAAAGACGGAACAGATATTTCAGCTACAATTGACCCCGTTAAAGAAGACGTAGAGATTTACTTTGAAACTACAGGCGGATATCTAAATAAAAATAGAGTCAAAACAAATTCAAGTGGTGTCGCTACAACTACAGTAGTTGGTGCTGCCGCAGGTAAAGTCAAAGCAGGTTTCAAATATTTCTCAGGAAAAGCAGAAATAACTATATAATAGCTTTACATCATATTAACATTATGTTATAATATTATGAAAAGGAGTGTATTTAATGATTGGATACAAAAAATGCCCTCATGTAAATGAGCAACAATCCCCAAATGAATTAATCATCAATCATAATCCAGAAGGTCTGGAATATGACTTAAAACTAACCGGTAGTAAAGACGCTCTTGTTTCATACAGACGTGAAATGCGTATGGACCAAAGAGACCACTATCAAGGTTACTTATCTAAAGCTGACTTAAACAGAGATACTTCTTCTAATAAACAGATAAATCAACCACATGCAATTATCGCTGTAGGTTTTAGATTACATGAAAAAGTTAGAGTGTATGATTTCTTCAGACACACTACTGATTCTAAATCAACCACAGGACATGTTGTAGCATCAATGTTAGGCATACAACAAGGTTTCTCTTTTGCTAGACCTTGGGCAGACTCACCCATTGACGATTGGATTGTATTTCTACCTGCTTCTAAAATTATAATTAATGGTGTTGAACAAGGTGATAAAATGATAGAAACTATTAATGGTAACGGATTAGATGATATTATTCCTATGATGCCAACGATTCAATTAAGTATGGATAATGAAGATAATATTACAGCACAATTATTAGAAGCTGATGGTACAAATGCTTATAAAGAAAATGTAGAAATATTTTTAGAAACAACAACAGGTGTGTTGCGTGAAAATAGAATTTATACAAACAATGTAGGTAAAGCAAGTACTAAGATTTTATTTAAAGGTAGAGGCAAAGTTAAAGCAGGTTTTAAACATTTTACAGGGAAAACAGAAATTGAAATTAGATAATCAAAATATAAAACTACAGGCTTTCTGGGCAACAAACGTTATCATGGAAGGCGTTGACATAACCGATGAAGATAATCAAGAGTTAATTAGAATTGGTAAAGAACACTCAAAAGTATTTAAACATGTTCCAGATATTCAAGACCCTAATCGTCAAGGTTATAATTTATTCAATGTTGACCATCCTGCTATAGATAAACTTGCAGCTCTTATAAAATCTCGTGTAAGATTATTAATGAAAGCAGATGGTTTTATTGAACCTGAAAAATATGACATTGAAGCAGTGGCTGCATATCGAGAACACGAACATGGTGACAGAAGTAAAACACACAATCACAGAGGTTGTGATTATGTGGCTGTATATTATGCAGATTTAGATGCTATGGAAGGTCTAGGTGATAATTTTAAACAACCTAAAGGTAGATTTATTTTTACTGACCCTATAACACAAAGGTCAAGAGCAATGAATCACACACAAAACGTAGATGTAGTAGTTTATCCTAAAATGCTTGTTATGCACCCTGCATATTTGTATCATTTTAGTGAACCTTATTTAGGTAAAAAAACTAGGTCTTTCTTTACTATTGTTTGTAGAGTAGCAGAACCTATACAAGCACCGTTTTACACAAAATTATGATATATCAAGCATGGGTAAATAACATTATGGTCGAAGAAGACCTGTTGACCAGTGAAGATAATCTTCAATTATTAGAAGCAGTTAAACCAGAGATTGATAAATTTAATGGTACTCCTGAAATTTTTAACAAAGAGATTAAAGTACCAAATTTATTTGCTTTAGACACGCCAATAATAAAATTATTTAGAGAAAAGATTAAAGTAAAACTGTATGAGATGTTACATGCAGAAAAATTTATAGACCCGGACGAATTAGAAATACAAGTAACTGCATTTCCTAGAAGATTTGTCAAAGGTAATCGGGCACGACCTCATACTCATAGAGGCATTGATTACACTGGAGTTTACTATGTAGATTTAGATAACGTAGAAACTAATGACGCAACCTGTGATAATGATGATGGTAGATTTTTATTAATTGACCCAATAGCACAACGCTCAAGAGGTCTAAATCATGATATGTTAATTCAATTACAACCTAAACCAAAAATGTTAACCATACATCCATCATATTTATTTCATGAATCTGAAATGTATAAAGGAAAAAGAGACAGAATATTTATTGTTATAAACGCCAAAGTTAAGGACAGACAACAAGCAGACTCTTTTATTACAATATGATTATAGATAATTTTTTAAAAGATGAAGATTGGAATTACTGTTACGAATTTTTTAAAAAGGGTTATTGGCAGTTTCCAAATTTAAGTAACATAACAGGCAATCAAGGTTGGCGTATTTTTAATCCTGATGTAGAAAAGGCAATAGGAGAAAAATTGTATAACAGATTTACAACTTGTAATTCACTAGACCATCAACAAATAAAAACACCTTATGCTGTACAACGAGTAGGCATTAATGGTGCAACGGCATTGAACGAGTCACATTTACATCAAGACGGCACACCAAAAGACCTTAGTCTTATCTGGTTTGGTTCTAAAGAATGGAAAAATGATTGGGCAGGTGCATTACAAATACATCAAGATGACAAAATTCATAGAGTGCCATATGTACCAAATAGGGCTGTTCTTTTTAATTCTAATCTGTTTCATATGCCTGAGACACCTAGTGAAAAAAATAAACTCAGAATAAGTGTAGGGTTACATTTAACTCCTGCATCTAAATGGGAATATATTTACAAACCAAGGGTACAAAAGTAATGCCTAAATTTACATTAACTTGTCATAACTTTAAGACACAACATAAAAGACAAATGGTATATGATACTGATGTAAGTACGTTACATTGGAAAGATACAGGACTGCCAGTGATAAGAGGTGCAGAAGTACAAGACCCAAATAACGTTAAAGTTGCAGAAATGGAAAAAGGAAAAGGTGAACTAGAAAAAATTAAAATACAATTAGGTTTATCTTGTAACTATTCTTGTTCATACTGTAGTCAAAGATTTGTTCCTAGAGCAAAAGCAACTAATTACAAACAAGTAGATGACTTTGTTAGTAACATGGACAACTGGTATCATGGTGACGGCAAACCAAGATTTGAATTTTGGGGAGGAGAACCTTTAGTTTATTGGAAAACTTTGAAACCATTAGCTATTGCATTAAAGAAAAAATATCCTGATTGTACAATGAGTATGGTTACTAATGGTAGTTTATTAGATAAAAAAAAGAATGATTTTTTAGAAGAGTATGGGTTTTCTATAGGAATGTCACATGATGCTGTAGGTCAACATATTCGTGGTCCTGACCCTTTGAGTGACCCTAAATCAAAAGTAGGTATTATAGATTTATTTAAAAGATTAGCACCTAAAGGTAGAATGTCTTTTAATTCAATGATACATGCCGACAATATAAGTCGTGCAACTGTTCAAAAATGGTTTGAAAACTTTGTAGAAAAAGAAATTGGTAAAGAATATTTACAATATTTAGAACTTGGTGAAGGTGGTTTTATTGATGCGTATGATGAAGGAGGTCTTGATACTTCTTTATTAGATGGTGAAAAAGATGTTGAGTACAGAATTAAAGCAGCTGCTGAATTAAGAGAAAACACAGCGTCAAGATTTGGTTTAGTTGACAAAAAGGCCAGAGATTTTATTAAAAGTCTACAGATAGGAAGACGTGTAGAAACATTACCTCAAAAATGCGGAATGAGTGAAAGAAAAAATATGGCTGTAGATTTAAATGGAAATGTTTTGACTTGTCAAAATGTAAGTCCTGTATCAACTAATCCTGCAGGCATTTCACATCATATTGGTCATGTAAATGATTTAGAGAAAGTAAAAATAAAAACAGGCACACATTGGAGTGACCGACCAGACTGTCCTAAATGTCCTGTAATACATCTATGTAAAGGTTCTTGTTTATTTTTAACAGGTGAACTTTGGGAAGCATCTTGTAATAATGCATATAGTGATAACGTGATTATGCTTTGCCATGTTATAGATAGTATCTCAGGTTATTTTCCAATACATATTGAAGGCGATTTTAGAGAAGACCGTAAAGATATATTTTGGGCAGTAAACGGTAAACCTAAGAATACACGAAAAGCAAGAAAAATAGGTGAGTTAAAACCCCAACCAATTACAATAGTTCGAAGAAAATCAGATATACAGGTTAAAAATGTCTAAAATTAGGGGGTACTATCATATGCAGGCAGCCCCTAACGCCGCCTAGCGGGCGGCTATGAGACGGCAAATCCCGTTAAATTGTTTTAGCTTTCTCTTTTCTTGAATTATAAATAGTATTATAAGAAAAACAGGAATGATTAATGGCAACAATACAGAACATTACTATCGACCAAGATTGCGATTATACTGAAACATTAACAGTAAAAGATTCGACAGGAACAGTAGTCGATTTATCAAGCGAAACGATAACTGCTACATTGAGAAAAACACATCTTGCTAGTTCATCAACCTCGTTTACAACAGCAAAGGTAAGTGCAACTGACGGCACTTGCTCTATTGCACTAACTGATACTGTAACAGGTGCTCTTTCAGAAGGTAGATATGTTTGGGATTTGACAACAACTGATAGTTCAGGACTTATCACTCGAAGAATAGAGGGACGTGCAACGGTAACACCAAGCGTAAGTAGATAATTATGATAGATATTGATCCAGATATAGAAAAACAAATTTCACTCTTACAAGAAAAAAAGTTAAATTCTAAAATCAAAGAAGATATAAAGAAGGTTGTTAAGGTCGCAGAACAACCAGAAGAGAAATTAGAAGACTTTTTCTCTGTAATTGCTGATGCAAAAAAACAATCACAAGAAAAAGTTGCTAAGGCAGAAAAGAAAATATCTGATTTAGAAGAATTGTTTTCTTCTCTAAAGAAAGAGAAAAAGAAAACAAAACCAAAAAAGAAAAAAGAATTATTACTAGAACCTAAGAAAGAAATAAAAGAAGAAAAACCAGTTATTGAAATTGAAATTTCTGAAGATGACAATACAGATGATATAATTAAACAAACAACTAAAAAACTTTCTGAAATGAAAGTTGCAAATGAACTAGAAAAAGAAAAATTAAAATCTTTAGATAAGATAACCTCTTTAGATGATATGAAAAAAGAGTTTGTTCAATTTAAAGATATTGTAACTAAACAAATGTCCACAATAGGTGGTGGCGGTGAAGTTAATTTAACAAAGTTAGATGATGTAGATATAAGTTCTATTGGTGATGGCAAGGTATTAAAGTATCAAGCATCAACAGGTAAAATAGTTTTTGGAACAGCATCTTCATCATTGGCTGGATTAACTGATATTGATACTGATACTGCTCTAGTAGATAAAAGAGTTTTACAATTTGACTCAGCAACTAATACGTTTGTAGGTACAGTTTTAGAAACTGAAGATTTAGTTTTAAATGCTACAGATTCAAGTGGTTCAAATGCTGGTGATAGAGTAATTTTAGATGGCACAGATTCAAGTGGTTCAAATGCTGGTGACGGTTTAGATTTACAAGATGGTACTTTTGGGGCACCAGTAGATTTAAGTCGAATTGACCAAGACATTGTACCAGATGTAACTAATCTAAGAAATTTAGGTAGTTCAACAAAAAGATTTAATGATTTATTTCTTGCTGGTGATACAATTGACCTTGCAGGTGCAACAATAAGTTCTGATGGCACAGGTGCAATTGCAATATCAGCAACAGGTGCAACATTACCTGCAGGCACAAAATCAGGTGATAACGAATTAGCAATTTTGGCTAGTGGTACTGGTGCAGCTGGGGGACAACCTACAAGAGTAATACCTTTTTTTACTGCTTCAGCAGGACTAGATACAAAGAATACAGACTTTGAGTTTAACGCTTCGATTGATACTCGAACAACGTTTACAGGAACAAAAACATTTACATTGGCAAATGGCAATGCACTAGCTGATAGTGACACTACCATTTTTCAATTTTAGGAATAAATAATGGCAAATAAAACACCAATTAGAGCAGTATTTAATGACGCCGGTACTGCAACAGGTCTTTCTGAGTTTCAGACAGGCGATACAGTAGGACTAACACATGGTGGTCTTGGGGCTTCATTATCAATAGGTTCTGCTGGTCAAGTATTAAAAGTTAATTCAGGTGCTAGTGCGTTAGAATTTGGTAGTGTAGAAGCAATTATTAATATTGACGGAATGACCGATGGGTCAAGTGCAACAATTGCTGATACTGATAAGTTTGCTATCTCAGATGGTGGTACAGAAAAATTTGTAACCGCATCTCAAATATCAACCTATGTTAATGCAGAATTAGGATTAGACATTGACTCATATGCTGATGGTACAGGAATTACTTTAGCTGCTACAGATAAATTTGTAGTATCAGATGGTGGTACAGAAAAAAGACTTAATGCTTCACAGATAGATACTTTTGTTTCTGGAACATCTTCAACACTCACGAATAAAACTTTAACTGCTCCAACAATTAATGGTGTTGTTGGGGGGACAGCAACTTCACAAACAATTACAACACTAACCACAAGTACAATTGCTAATGGTGGTAGTAATGCTATAACATTGAGTGGTGCAAATGTTACCATTGCAGGTAACTTATCTGTTTCAGGTCAAACTACAACAGTCGACTCTACAACTGTTAGTATTCAAAATGCTTTTGTATTTGAAGGTGCAACAGCAGATGCTCATGAAACAACATTAACAACAGTTGACCCAACAGCAGATAGAACAATATCTTTACCTAATGTTTCAGGAACATTACCAGTTCTTGCAGCTGCATCAGCAACACAAATTACATCAACACCAGAAGAATTAAACATCTTAGATGGTGTTACTTCAACTGCCGCTGAATTAAATATAATAGATGGCGACACATCAGCGGGAACAACTGCTTTTGCAAGTGGTGATGGTTTAGTAACTAACGATAATGGTACAATGCGTCAAACAACAATTGCTACACTAGATACTTTTCTTGCTGCTACAACAAAAACTTTAACAAACAAAAGTATTGATTCTGATAATAACACAATTACAAATATTGTTAATGCAGATATTAAATCATCAGCCGCAATTGCATTTAGTAAGATGGAAAACTTAACTACTGCAAGAGCATTAGTTTCTGATGGTAATGGTGATGTATCTGTAAGTGCTGTAACGTCAACTGAAATAGGTCATTTAGACGGAGTTACAAGTGCAATACAAACACAACTAGACACAAAAACAACACAGGCGTTCGCTATGGCACTTGCAATGGCATTGTAATAAGTATAAATAGTTATAAAGGAAGAATAATATATGGCAGTCCCAAGTACAAAAGCAACATTTAAAGAGTATTGTTTACGAGCATTAGGTAAGCCAGTAATAGATATAAATGTTGATGATGACCAAGTAGATGACAGAATAGACGAAGCAATTCAATATTTTGCCCAATATCATGTTGATGGTGTTGAGAGAATGTATTTAAAATATAAAGTAACTGCTGCTGATATTACAAGAATGACAACTAATACTTCAGAGTCAGTTACAGACAATTCTATTACAACTGCTTATGAAAGAGCAGATAATTTTATTGTAGTTCCTTCAAGTGTAATTTCTGTTGTCAATGTATTTCCTTTATCAGACAGAGCAAACTTAAACATGTTTGATGTTAGATATCAATTAAGATTAAATGACTTGTATGATTTTTCATCTACAAGTATCGTACATTATCAAATGACAATGCAACATCTTGATTTTCTTGACCACGTTTTAGTGGGAGAAAAACCAATGAGATTTAATCATTTATCAAACAGATTGTTTATTGATATGGATTGGGGAGTAGATATAAAGGCAGACGAATATTTAATTATAGAAGTTTTTCGTAAATTAGACCCTGATACTCATACCGATATATATGATGACATATATTTAAAAAGATATGCTACAACACTAATTAAAAAACAATGGGGACAAAATCTTTCAAAATTTTCAGGCACCGCTATGTTAGGTGGGGTTACTTTAAATGGGCCTGAATTATTCTCTACAGCAATTCAAGAACAACGACAGTTAGAGGAAGAAATCAGATTAAATTATGAAGAACCCGCTCACATGCAACAAGGATAACTAAATGCCAACGAATGTCTATTTCGACACAGGCACAACATCTGAGCAGAGACTATACGAAGATTTAATTATAGAACAGCTCAAGATTTACGGCCAAGATGTCTATTACTTACCAAGAAAGATTGCCAACAAAGACACAATCTTTGGTGAGGATCCTGCAAGCTCATTTGATGATTCGTATATCATTGAAATGTATGTAGATAATACTGATGGATATATGGGCGAACAAGAGATTATTAAAAAGTTTGGTTTAGAATTAAGAGACGACATTGTATTTACTTTATCTAAATTAAGATGGGAAACTTTAGTAGGTAATAATGCAGACTTAGTTGCTGATAGACCACAAGAGGGTGACTTAGTTTACTTCCCAGCTACAAGTGCATTTTTTGAAATACAGTTTGTTGAACATGAACAACCATTCTATCAACAAAATGCTTTACCTACCTACAAGTTATCTTGTACTAGATTTGAATATAGTTCAGAAAGACTTGATACTGGTATTTCTACAATTGATAGTGTTGAAGATAGTCTATCAACTGATTCAATGAATTTTCAATTTACTTTAGAAAACGAAGACGGTTCATTTGTATTAGAAAGTAGTATTGGTAAAATAGATTACATAATAAATGAGAGTTTCACAATGGCAACTCAACAACCTACTGACCAAGGACAGGCATTTGAAACGGCTGCAGGAACAAATACATCTTCAACTGCTGATGATATATTAGACTTCAGCGAAAGAAACCCATTCGGAGAGGTTGACGAATACTAATGTTTGGAGAACACTTCTATCACAAAAAAATTCGTAATACTGTTATTGCGTTCGGTACAATATTTAATAATGTAAATATTAAGAGATTAGATTCTAGCGGAAATCCTCTACAAAATATTAAAGTACCTTTATCATATTCACCAAAAGAAAAGTTTTTAGCCAGATTAGATGCACAACAAGACCTATCTGGAGACGATTCAAAAGTGGCAATCACTCTACCTCGAATGTCATTTGAAGTTACTGGATATAGTTACGATGGCGGTCGTAAGTTAAATAAGAATCAAAAGATAACTAAAGTAACAACAAATGCCGACACCACTAAACTGAATAGTCAATACACACCTGTGCCTTATAATGTTGATTTTTCTTTAAGTGTTTATGTTGCTAATTCAGATGATGGATTACAAATAATAGAACAAATACTTCCATACTTTCAACCTGACTATACTGTTACTATGATTGAAAGTAGAACAATGGATACAAAAAGTGATATCCCAATTGTATTAAACAATGTAGATTATGAAGATAGTTATACAGGAACATTAACAAGTAGTAGAAGAATAATTTACACACTTACATTTACTGCGAAAGTATATTTGTATGGACCAGTATCTACATCAGCTGTAATTAAAACTGTTTCTGCTGATATGTATGCTAATGCACAAAGTGCTAGTCCACCAAGAGTTGAAAGAGTTACAGTTACACCAAACCCAACATCGGCCGATAAAGATGACAACTATACATACACTACTACAATAGATTTCTTCACCGACACTTTAGATTATGATGAGGCAACTGGTGAAGATAAGTAATTAAGAGGATTTTAATATGAGTAACATTGATGATAAACTAAACGAAGTATTAGGTATTGCAGAGGTAGATAAAACTTTCGAGAACGAAGTATCACGAGTATCTAAAACAGAAGTGTTAGTACCAGAAAACAAGGATCCAGATATTGACTTTGAGACTGGTAGAAAAAATCTTTATAATTTAATTGATAAAGGTAATGAAGCAATTGATGGTATACTCAATCTTGCAAAAGAAGGAGAACATCCTCGTGCTTATGAAGTTGCAGGACAACTAATTAAAACAGTAAGTGAAGTATCACAAAATCTTTTAGACTTGCAAGATAAGTTAAAGAAAATAAAAGACGTACCTGATAAAGGACCAAAGAGTGTTACTAACGCATTATTTGTTGGTTCAACAACTGAGTTACAACAGATGTTAAAGGGCAAAAAAGAAAAATGATATTTTTTAGACAAAAACTAGAAGAAGTAATTACTTTACCGCCACCACCAAAAGATGATATGAAAGAAGCGTTAGAGGTAGAGAGAATTGTCAAGGCAAGAACACCTGAGCAAGTACAGTCTGTTAGAGACCATGACCAAGAACCTTACTATGCAATTCGCAAGGTTTGTGAAGAAAATGGTTTAGAGTTTCATGATAGTGAATTTAAACAAATTATAAAAGAGTCTGTGCCAATAATTAAACACTTTAAAGATTTTTTTAATCGTGCAAGACCTGTTGAAGTTCTTTCTAGTTTAAATACTTTACCAAGTAAAACAAATAAAACTAGGTCATATCCTAGTGGTCACGCATGTCAATCAGTTATACTTGCAAGATATGTTGCTGGTAAAGTACCACAATTAGAAAAAGAGTTAATGAAAGCAGCTTACGAATGTGGTTACGGTAGAGTGGTTGCAGGGTTTCATTATGTTTCAGATTATGATACTGGTAACTTACTTGGTGAAAAGATGTATGTGTTAATGAATAAAATGGATTACGGACAAGAAATGAATGAAGGCAAAGTGTCTTTTAAAAATTTCTTAAAAGATTAAATGGGAACAACAGACCAATATTTAGGTAACCCTAATTTAAAAAAGGCTCACACACCTTCTCGATTTACAAAGAAACAAATCGAGGAAGTAATGAAGTGTCTTGAGGATCCTAAATACTTTATACAAGAATATTTAAAAATTGTCACCATTGATAAAGGTTTAGTACCTTTTGAAATGTACGACTTTCAGCGGAAGATGGTAGATACTTTCCACGATAATAGGTTTACAATATGTAAATTACCTAGACAGAGTGGAAAGTCAACTATCATAGTCTCCTACCTCTTACATTATGTATTATTTAATGATAATGTGAATGTTGCAATATTGGCCAACAAGTCTTCTACGGCAAGAGATTTATTAGGTCGTTTGCAATTAGCTTACGAACATTTACCTAAATGGATGCAACAAGGCGTTCTCAACTGGAACAAAGGTTCACTTGAATTAGAAAACGGAAGTAGAATTGTAGCGGCAAGTACTTCTTCTAGTGCTGTTCGAGGAAGTACCTTTAATATAATATTCTTAGATGAGTTTGCTTATGTGCCTAATAATATTGCCGAAGAGTTTTTTAGTTCAGTTTATCCTACAATATCATCTGGTAAATCATCAAAGGTGATGATAGTATCTACACCTCATGGAATGAATATGTTTTATAAGATGTGGATAGACGCAACAAATAAGAATAATAATTTTGTTCCTGTCGAAGTACATTGGAGTGAAGTACCAGGTCGTGATGAAAAGTGGAAAGAAGAAACAATAAAGAATACAAGTGAAGCACAATTTCAGACAGAGTTTGAATGTGAGTTTCTAGGTAGTATTGATACACTCATCAATGCAAGTAAATTAAAAACTATGCCTGTTGTTGAACCTAAACGAAGTGGTGGTTTAGATGTTTACGAAATGCCAAAGAAAGACCGCCTTTACACAATGACAGTTGATGTATCAAGAGGATTAACAAGTGATTATTCAGCCTTTTGTGTAATAGATTGTACAAGTGTGCCCTACAAGGTAGTTGCAAAGTTTAGAGATAATGAAATCAAACCTCTTCTTTTTCCTAGTATTATAGAAAAAGTTGCAAGACATTATAACAAAGCATTTATTTTAGTAGAGATAAACGATTTAGGACAACAAGTAGCAGATAACTTACAGTTTGAATTAGAGTATGATAACATGATGATGGTTACACAAAGAGGTCGTTCTGGACAAGTATTAGGTGGAGGATTTAGTGGTCGTGGCAATCAACTAGGCTTGAGAATGACTAAAGGTACAAAAAAGATAGGAACTTCTAATCTCAAAAGTTTAATCGAGGGAGATAAATTACTTGTCTCAGATTTTGATATTATTTCAGAATTATCGACTTTTATATCTAAAGGAAAATCTTTTGAGGCAGAAACTGGCGCAACAGATGATTTAGTAATGTGTTTAGTGATATTTTCGTGGTTAGCAAATCAACGATATTTTAAAGAACTTACAAATGTAGATGTAAGAGGTCAAATGTTTACTGAACAACAGAACGCTATCGAGGCAGATATGGCACCTTTTGGGTTCATAGATGACGGACTGAACGACCCTAACGGTCAAGATGGTTACTTTGTTGACGCAGGAGAAATTTGGCGACCCGTATCATATCGAAAAGGAGAATAGTGTAGTTTTGATATACTATAAATATACACAAAGGGTTATAACTAATAATAAACTTATTAATAAGGAGAACTAAAATATGGCTTTTCAAGTATCACCGGGAGTTCTCGTTACTGAAAAGGACCTTACTAATGTAATACCAGCTGCTTCAACATCATCTGGTGCAATAGTAATGACAGCAGAAAAAGGACCCATGGATGAGATAACAACAATTTCGTCTGAGGTTGAGTTAGTTGATGTATTTGGGAAACCTAATTCATCTAACTTTGAAGAGTTCTTTTGTGCTGCTAACTTTTTAGGTTACGGAAACAATCTAAAGGTAGTGAGACCAATAACAGGTATGGTAAATGCTTGTGTATCTGGTACCCCTATCTTAATAAAAAATACTACTGATTACCTGGACAATTATTCAAGTGAAGCTAGTTTTGCTGCTACCGTAGGGGCATATGCCGCTAGAGAAGCAGGGACTCTAGGAAACTCACTTAAAATTTCTGTCTGTACAAATTCAACCGCTTTTGGACCACACTCTAATGGTGGTACTCTAACAAATGATTCTTCTGCTGCTATCGGAGATACAACTATCACAATGGATGATGGTTCTCTATTTCAAGTGGGCGACATACTAGAGTTTGGAGATGCATCTAATGTACCTTCAACTGATGGTGCACCTTCAGGATTTTTCTATAAAATTACAGCAATCAGTACACACGTTCTAACAATCGCAAGATTTAATCCTGCAACTGGTAAAACAGAGACAGGCGGTCTAAGACATGCTATCGTAGATAACGCTAAAGTTCTAAGACATTGGGAATATTATTTCAACTTTGACGGCCCACCAACTTCAACAGATGATGTTGTTGCTGCTGGCGGTTCATTAGATGAAATGCATATCGTAGTGTTAGATGAAGATGGCGGAATTACAGGAGAAACAGGACAAATCTTAGAAACTTTTGCTGGTGTTTCACAGGCAGGAGATGCTAAAGATGATTCAGGTAACTCAAACTTCTATCCTGATGTAATATACAGAACAAGTAAATTTGTATATGTAATGGACCATGAATCAACACTCGCAAATGCAGGTAGTGTTAAGAAAAGTCAAACTTTCGATAACACTCAAGGCGATGCGTTTGCTGTTAAGACTTATTCATTGGCATCTGGAACAGACGATTATGCTGCTACAAATGCTGAAGTTGCAACTGCATACGAAAAATTTAATGATGTAGAAAACGTAGATGTATCTTTACTACTTTGCGGCCCTTCACAGACAAGTGCTGACGCTACTGGCGATACAAAGGCAACTGCTGTTATGGATATCGCAACTGCAAGAAAAGATTGTGTGGCATTTATTTCACCTGCGAGAGCAGATGTTGTTGGTGTTTCTAACGCAATCACACAAACTCAGAACGTAGTATCTTTTGCAGATGGTCTACCATCAACAAGTTATGCTGTTATTGATAGTGGTTACAAATATATGTACGACAGATATAATGATGTCTTTAGATTTGTACCATTAAATGGTGACATTGCAGGACTTTGTGCAAGAACAGATAATATTGCAGACCCTTTCTTCTCACCTGCTGGTTTTAACAGAGGTCAGATTAGAGGTGCAGTTAAACTTGCTTTCAATCCAAATCAAACACAGAGAGATGAATTGTACAAGGCAAGAATTAATCCAGTAGTCGCATTCCCTGGACAGGGAACTGTACTGTTTGGTGACAAAACTGCTCAGGGAAAACCAAGTGCATTTGATAGAATTAATGTAAGAAGATTATTCATTACTCTAGAAAAAGCAATATCTACTGCATCTAAGTTTCAATTGTTTGAATTCAATGATGAATTTACAAGGGCTCAATTTAGAAATCTTGTAGAACCATTCTTGAGAGATGTACAAGGTAGAAGAGGTATTACAGACTTTAGTGTTGTTTGTGACGATTCAAATAATACTGGAGATGTTATTGATAGAAGTGAATTTAGGGCTGACATATTTGTCAAACCTGCTCGTTCTATTAACTTCATTCAACTTAACTTTATTGCTACAAGAACAGGCGTTGCCTTTTCTGAAGTAGCAGGCGCATAGGGAGGGATAAACAATGGCGAATATTAATGACTTTAAAGCCCGACTAAAAGGCGGTGGTGCAAGAGCCAATCAGTTCAAGGTAACTTTACCTTTCCCTGGTTACTCAGCAGTTGGTGGAGAAACAGCTGACTTGGCATTCTTATGTAATGCTACATCAATACCTGGGCAAAATCTTGGTACTGTTCCTGTAAACTTTAGAGGAAGAATACTGAATTTAGTTGGTGATAGAACATTTAACCCATGGTCTATTACAGTATTAAACGATACAGACTTCAAAATTTATAGAGGTCTAGAAAGATGGATGAACGGCATGAATAACATGACTGATAACGAGGGGTTAACTAATCCTTCAGATTATCAAGTTGATATATTCATTGACCACTTAGACAGAAATGGTGATACTCTTAAATCTTATACTTTAAGAGGTGCATTCCCAACTGCTCTAGATGATATCGCACTTAACTATGGTTCAAATAACGCCATAGAAGAGTTCGGTTGTTCATTTACATATCAGTATTTTGAAACAGATACTACTACATAATTATAAACAAGTTATAAGGAAAATATAATATGGCACAATTACTTGGCTTCCAAATAACAAGACTGAATGACGATAAGGATAAACCGGCGGAAGCCAAACAGGCTTTCACGGTTCCTTCTCCTGATGACGGTACAACTACTATATCTGCTGGCGGTTACTTTGGCCAATACTTGGATATGGAAGTTAATGCGAAGAATGATGTCGACTTAATAAAAAGATATAGAGAAGTTGCTCAACACCCAGAGTGTGATATGGCAATTGAAGATATCATAAATGAGGTTATTGTATCAGACGATAGAGACCAGTCTGTTTCAATATCGCTAGATAAACTGGCAGTCTCAGAACCTATTAAGGCGAAAATTCGTAATGAGTTTGATGAGGTTATGAAGCTCTTAAATTTTGACGAAAAAGGTCATGACATTTTTAAAAGATTTTATGTTGATGGTAGAATATACTTTCACAAAGTCATAGACCCAAAAAGTCCACGAAAAGGATTAACAGAATTACGATACATAGACCCACGAAAAATTAAGAAAGTTCGTGAGGTTACAAAGAAAAGAGATACGAAAGGCACTAAAGGTATAGAAATTATAGAACAAACAGCAGAATGGTTTGTTTATAATGAAAAAGGTATATCATCAGCAAATTCAAATGCTGGTCTTAAAATTTCTGCTGACGCAATCTCTTATATTACTTCAGGTGTAATAGACCAAACTAAAAATATGGTTATGGGTCACTTGCATAAGGCAATTAAACCTGTCAATCAATTAAGAATGATTGAAGATGCTGTTGTTATTTACAGAATAGTAAGGGCACCAGAAAGAAGAATATTCTATGTTGATGTAGGCAACTTACCTAAAGTAAAAGCAGAATCCTATCTAAGAGATGTTATGGCAAGATATAGAAACAAACTTGTTTATGACGCTTCAACTGGTGAGATTAGAGATGATAGAAAACATATGTCTATGCTTGAAGATTTTTGGTTACCTCGTAGAGAAGGTGCGAAAGGCACAGAAGTTTCTACACTACAAGGCGGACAAAATCTTGGTGAGATATCAGACGTAGAATACTTTCAAAAGAAATTATACAAATCTTTGAATGTACCTATTTCAAGATTAGATTCCCAAAATGGTTTTAATCTAGGAAGAGCTGCAGAAATTACAAGAGATGAACTTAAATTTACTAAGTTTGTTCAAAGATTAAGAAAAAGATTTACTCAACTATTTCATGATGTACTTAAAACACAATTAGTTTTAAAAGGTATTATCACAATAGAAGATTGGAGTAAGTTAAAAGAACACATACAATATGATTATTTAAAAGATGGATATTTTTCAGAGTTAAAACATGCTGAAATGCTAAGAGAAAGACTAAGTCTTGTAAACGAAGTTAGTCCATATATTGGTAAATATTTTTCTGTTGAATATATCAGAAAGAATGTGTTAAGACAAACTGATGACGATATTATCAATATTGATAGTCAGATTCGAGATGAAATTAAACAAGGTATTATTGCCGCTCCAGAAGGCGCACAAATGGAAGATGATGATAATACTGATATAAATATAGGAGATGAATAATTATGACAGAAGATAACGTAAGAGCAATGGTTGATTCACTTGCAGACGGCGATAATATCGCAGCTCAAGACGCATTTAAAAGTGCTTTATCTGATAAGATAGGTAGTGCTTTAGATGATAAAAGAATGACTGTCGCAAATGATTGGTTAAATGCAGCTCATGAAACAGAAGACTTAGAACAAAATGCTCAGTATATGAAACCTGCTGAGGAAGAACCTGTTCAAGAACCTGTTGAAATAGACAATGATGAGGAAGTAGATGAACAACCTGTCGTTTCAGAAGTTTAAAAGACAATTATCTGAGAGAAGATATGGTGGTCCTGAAAAGGGTAAGGCGTATAATAGTTTATCACCTAAAATGAAGACCGCAATAGATGATGTTTATGATATGATTAATAAAACACCTGACCCTCTCATAGGGAAAATACCAAGTATTATTAATCAAGTGGCTAAAAAACATGGGATTAACGTATCAAATATAGAACGATACATTGATAACGAAACAATAAAGTAAGGAATAAAAAATGGCAATTGCAACGAGAACGCTCAGAGATACAGTAGTAGAAACTGGTAGTGGTGCGTCAGGTGGTAAAGTTACTGTTCTGGTAAACATGGACGATAACACAACTGCTAACTCTAACATACTAGACGCAAGTGGATTATCTGGACATGCCAATGGTGCAAAACTAGATATCACTAGAATATGGTGGCAGTTAGTACAAGGTACTGCTGATGATAATACAGGTCATGTACAGATACAATTCAAAGGTGCATCATCTGATACAACAGCAATACAACTTGCTGGTACAGGTCACTATGACGGTACTGCTGGTAAGATTACTAACAACGCAACAAATACTGGTGCAACTTCAGGAGATTTAGAGTTAAGTGCTTTTGGAACTTCTGGTAGTGTTATAATCGAGTTAAGAAAAGACGAATCATTTACTGCATAGTAGATAGGGTTTTTTAATGGCGATTACGAATAAAGTTTTTGTTGATACCACTTTGAAATACATTGTACAATCAAAGGGTATCCTTGATGAGACAGACCAGATAATAGTTGACGCAGAAAAGTTAACAGGTGGTACAAATGAATCAAAGGTAAGTTTGATTGAGTGTCACTATCAAATAAAAGGTACAGGTACTTTAAAGATGAGTGCCGAAAGTGAAAAAGATGATTTGAGTTTTACTGGAAATGGTAAGTATGGATTACGACCTGACCAGTTAAAATTTGGCAATGATAAAATAATAAAATTAACAACTGATTCGAATGTTAAGAGTTATTTGTTAATTACAGAGTTTAGGAGAAATTAAATGGCAGATGTTGTTACAACACAAACAATAGCAGATACAGTTGGAGTTAAAACTGTTATGAAGTTTACTAATATAAGTGACGGCTCAGGTGAAACACTTGTGACTAAAATGGATGCTAGTGCATTAAACTTTTTGTCAGAAGATGCGAATAGAGTAATTGCAAAAATATATTGGGCAGTCAATACAACAAATGGTAAATCAGGCGTAGAATTATTATGGGCAGGCAGTGGAACAAGTTCTGCTAATGCAACTATAGGATTTTTCTCTGGTCGTGGTTTTCATGATTACTTTACTGCTGGTAATAGTATTCCTAACAACGCAACATTAACAGCGAATACATCTCCTGCAGGCGACATATTACTTTCAACAAAAGGGTTTGTTGCAGGCGATAACTATACAATTATTTTAGAAGTAAGATAAATGGGAAAGAAGAAAAAAGATTATTCAAGAGCAATTTTAGAAAGAATTGTAGGAACAAAATCTAAAAGTCAGATTGCAGACGAATTTAGAAAGGCTTTTGCAGAGAAGTACGGAATTGCAAAAGAAGAATTAAAGAGAGAAGTTGTAGACAAAATTTACAATAATAAACAAAAGGTAGATAAATGAAACTAATTACAGAAACAATCGAAGATATCGAAGTATTGACTGAAGACGTTAAGGGTGGAAAGTCATACAAGATAAGAGGTGTCTTTATGCAAGCGGATATAAAGAACCGTAATGGTCGAATTTATCCAGTAGAGACTTTACAAAAAGAAGTAAACAGATACACAAAAGAGTTTATTAACAAGAAACGTGCTTTCGGTGAACTAGGACATCCAGACGGACCAACAGTTAATCTTGAAAGAGTTTCGCATATGATTACTAGTCTGAAACCAGAAGGTAAAAACTTTATTGGCGAGGCAAAAGTAATGGATACTCCTTACGGCAAAATCGTTAAGAATTTAATTGACGAGGGTGCTCAGTTAGG